ACTATTGCTGTCGAGGGATATGGAACAAGCCCCCGTCGAGTCGGGCATAATAGCGCCGCTTATCCACATCACTATCCACGTATCCACGCCGCTGGTTAGTCTTCTCCATTAGCCGCTCGCCCCGGATAGGGTAAAGAGTATCCTTGTCCGGGCTTTATGGGTCTTCCATTAGACGCTCGCCGCTGATTAGCCTTCTCCTCCAGCCGCTCTCCCCAATCTTCTGGCAATGGATCGCCGAACATGGATATATCGCCGCCTCTACAAGAAGCGCTACAATAGCGCTGGTTTGGGTGGACGCGCTTGAAATGCTCATTGCACCATTCAGAAGCGCACTCTATCCATACTTCCTCTGATGGGGGCTTATTGCGCCGATACTGGGCCGCATTCCTACAGGTAGCCGAACAGAATCGGTGGTTATGGCTCCACTTCTCAAAGCGCTCTGTGCATCCTTCATTGGCGCACTCTATTACGGGATAGTTAGGACCGTTCTCTATACGACGCAGTCTTTTCCTACAAGCATCGCTACAGAATCTCCTACGCCTTCCCTTTGCTGGCTGGCTTATTAGAACGCTACATCCTTCGCATTGGGTCATCATTAGACGCCTCCTATTAATGGACATAATACTACGTAATCTAACGTAATCCAGCAATTAACGCCCATCTTGCTTCACTAGGCATATTGCCCAGGTGCTTTCCCTGCGCGTGCGCGTGCGCGTTATATACACAATATTGTGTAATTTACCATTTTGCTTTTCTATACGCGTGCGTGCGTAGGGTATCATATGCCTAGTGAAACAAAACGGGCGTTAATAGCCTAAATCCGACACTAACCAGTGTATCTTTGTCCCCACAGCCCCTCCTCCGCTTCTCTCCACCAAGATTGTATATACGATTCATATACAGGAAAAATCCCCGATATCTACATCAAAATTCGTAGATATGCACTAGACGTGCGGCCATTCTCGGCCCATTCCGTTGCCAAAACGGCGATATTTTGGCCAAAAAGATGGCCGAATTCTCTCAAAACATCGCCAAAATCGACGAAAACTGATAAAATTCGCGCCTCTCTTGCAGCCTTGTCACCCTGTTTCGCTCCTTTTCTGTTCTAAATCACTCATTATATTAGAGGAACCTCTAACAGGACAGAGAATCCATGGCCATCTCACTCGCAACCTCTTTCCCCTTCAACGCCGATGGGGTCGCCGTCGTCGTCACGCCGGACGACCTATCCGAATCCTCTCGCGCTGCTGACATACGGGACGTCAACCTCCGCCGTCGCCTCATCACCAACGCCCGCGCCGCGGCTCAGGCTTATACCGTCACGCTCACCGCCGGAGCCGACCAGCGGATTAACTTCGTCTCCATCATCGACCCCAACGTCACCGGTCAGGCCACCATCAACCTGCTGCCGACCGCTGGCAACCAGGTCATCAACAACGGTCAGACCGCACAGGCTCTCGTCTCTGGCCAGTCGGCCCACCGGCTGTTCGCGCAGACCTACACCGGCGTTCGCCGCATACAGGTCGTCTTTCCCCAGGTCGCGGCCAGCCGTCGCCTCGAGACGGCGCTCATCATCGCTGGTGAGCTCGTCAGCCCGCAGGCCCTTCCCCAGTCCGTCCGCATTAACCTCGGCCGCTTGCGCTTCGAGCGCCTTCCGCGCGGCATCCAGATACCCTCCAGCAGCCGCGCCCTGTTCCGCGAGGTCAACATCACCTGGACGGCCCTTTCCCGGATCGAGCGCGACGAGCTTCGCGACCTCTACCGGGCCACCAACGCCACCTCCTCGATAGTCTTCTACGACGACACCCAGTCCGATGATGTCGTGTACGGGTTCGTGGACGGGCCGCTGGTGATCACGGACCGTCAGTTCAGCGACTACAGCGACGCCCGGCTCCGCTTGCAGGAAGTGGTACCCTCAACCTGATGGCCGACCACTACCCCCGCGCGTTCATCCCGGACCGGGCCTTTAGTGTCGTCACCTCGACCCTGTCCAGCGGCTCCTTGACCGAGACCGTCGATGGGGAGGAGCCGTCCGTCAAGGAGAACCTGGCCAACTTCGACCCGCTGCTGCGCTTCTACACCTCCGGCCTGGACGTAGCCAACGCCATCACGTGGAACATAGAGCACCTGTCAACCACCGACCGGCCCATCAACGCCATCGCCTCCCTGTTCTACCGGCTGTCCGCGCAGGCCGTCGCCGTGCGCCTCCGCAGCAGCACCGGTGCCGTGGAAGAGACCGTCCCCATCGTCCAGCTCGACCTTTCCGGCATCCCCTCCCTGCGCGTTGACGAGGCCACACAGACCAGAGACCTCCGGACCATCCGCTACCAGATAGCCCAGCCCCGCTCCTTCCGCACCGTCGTCGGCTTCGTCCAGCCCGGCCAAGTACAGCAGCTCGGGCGCGAGATACGCGGCTCGCTCGAGCGCCGCCAGAACCGCTCCCGCGTCGTCGACCCTTATGCGCCGCCCATCCGCCAGGGCGAGTACTCCGTCTTCCGCTACGTGGCCTTGGACGCGGCTGCCGCCGACCAACAGCTCATCGAGCAATGGGCGTCGCTTCCCATCCTCATGTTCGAGATAGAGCGCGGCGACTGGCGCATGGGCTCGGTGGCCATCAGCGGCACGGAGCGGGCTGGACTGCGCTCGGACGTCGACTTCACCTTCACGGAGATACTGGTGTGACCGTCGAGATACTCGTTGAGATAGCCGCCACGCCCAATGTCACGCTCCGGGGCTCCGACCGCCGCAAGGTGCTCGAAGACGGCACCAACTACGGCAACTTCACCGTCCACGACGCCTCCCTGCGCCAGTCGGCCAACGAGTTCGGGCGTCCCGGCCGTCGCCCCACCGACTGGCTCGACGTCTCGTTCGCGGACATAGACGCCCTCCACGACACCTACGACCTGTCCGGCAAGGCCGTTACGGTCCGCATCGGGCAGGGCAACAGCCCGGATGATTATCGCAAATCCACCGTCGGCAACCACGCCAGCTCCGTCTATACCTGGCGGGGCTTCGTCCCCACCAACTGGACGCCGTCGCCCAGCCGCGACGGCAGCCGCTGCCGCCTGTTCCTGTCCGGGCCGCTGTCCTACCAGTCCTTCCCCATCCTCACGGACCTGATTGACTCCGATAGCGCGCCGGAAAGCACCCGCGGCCTTCCGTACCCCATCCTGTTCGGCGACAGCGCCGCCCGCTCCATCTCCGCGGAGCTGTTCCCCATGAACTGCATAGGGCGCGTCGGCGGGGCGCTGAGCTGGGCGCTGGGCAACCTGCCCCTCACCGGCGGCCCCAACATCTTCGGGGAAGTCTTCTTCAATCCCTACACCGCCGAGGACAGCTACTCGGATGACGTGGACGAGGACAGGGCGCTGTGGATCGGGGCGCACCGCGAGGACAGCCAAGGCGACAGGATCGAGCATAACGAGGAGACGCTTTTGTGGTACGCCGGCAGCGGCATCACCACCACGGCGGCTCGCCCACTGCCCGGGCTGGCCGCCAACGAGCTCGTCGGCGAGGCCGGACAGGTCATCTACTGGCTCTTGCGCTACAAGGCCAACCAACCCGCCGCGGCGCTCGACGCCCACGGCCTTATTGCCGCGGCCCCTTTCCAGTTTCGCGGCGGCGTCAACATCTACACCTTCATCGAAGGACCGGAGGAAGTCGGGGTGGCCGCCGGGGAGATAGCCGACGAGTACGGGGTCATCATCCGCCAGATAGACGGCAACAGGAGGCACGGCCAAGCCAACACCCCCGCCGGGGAGGAACCCGTCTGGTCGGTGGCCGACCGCTTTGTCCTCGAGCCGTCCGCCGATGACCTGCGCCGACCCGTTGACCCGGGCTGGCTTTTGAAGAATCCCGCCGGTGGTGATGACATACGCATCCTCGGCCCCCACCCGCTGTACGCCAACCGCGTCAACGCGCCCTTCGGACAGTACCCCTTGGTCCTCAACGCCGAAAGGCGGCAGCTCTACGCCAACAGCACCACCATCGACAATGCCGCCGACCAAGAAGAATTCGGCATCATCGAGGATGAGCGGCGCTTCCGCTGGTGCTCCCAGCCCGACCGCCAGCTCGCCCGCACGCGCTTCGTCGAGGGCCTCGGCTCCGAGCGCTGGTCGCGCTGGACGGAAGAGGACCCGGTCGCGCTGTTTGGATTCTCGCTGCGCCTGCCGATGGGCGACGTGCTGCCGGGCGACCTAATTGACTTCGGCTCCGTCGCCGATGAACGCTACTACCTCGTCGAGGAGACGCAACTGGACTGGGGCTCGCGCAGCCTCGCGGTGGTGGCCGCCCGCATCAAAGACCGGGAGGAGGCCACCTTCACCGAGACCTATTTCTCTCAGGTCTCTCAGGCCGGTCAGCTCTTCCAGACTCGCGACAACTACCCGCTCCGCACCGAGAACATCATCGTCGCCACCCCGCTGGCCTCCGACCTGGTCACTGGCCACGCCCGCGTGTACGACCGCCTGTTGGCCTCCTACTACCGCCTCTTGGCCCTGGACGGACACCGCATCTCTGGACTGCGCGTTAGGATGACGGCCAACACTAACAGAGGCTGCCGGTTTCGCCTCTTCTCGTCTCAAAACGCCCCGCCGCAACCCGCCTCCCCTTGGCCGGGATGGAACAGCGTGTCCGGAGCGACCCTGCTCAGAGACAGCGGCAGCTTCCAGCCCGCCGGCGATGTCTCCTTCGATTACACCCTCACGCCCGCCCAAGCCAACGGCCTCGACGGTGCGTACCTCTGGCTGACCTGCGACTGGCAATCCGGTGCTACGGCCAGCTCGAGGGATGGCCGGATGCAGCTCGATGTGACCTATGAGACAACCTGATGGCCCGTTGGTTTCATCCCAACGAGGTGATTATCACCCGTTCGAGTGGCCAAGACCCCGATGACGTTGGCGGCGGTCAACTCAATGACCTTGAGCGCTTCGACTCGGACGAGCCCGCCGGTGGTGATGACCTTGAGCGCTTCGACTCGGACGAAGCGGCCGGCGGTTCTAACCCTATCCTTGAGATTCAGAGGCGCCAGGCGGAAGATAGGCGTCGAAATGAGGCCGACCGTCGTCGCCGTGCGGCTATAGAAGCCTACGAGGAACAGGAGCGCAGACAACGCGAACTGAGGGCGCGAAGAGAGGCCGAAGAACGTCGGCGTCGAATCGAAGCGGAACAACGGCGAACACTGGGCCAGCCCCGCACCCCTTCTGGTGATGACGATGATGATGAGGAGGAACGTCAGCGTCAAGAAGAGGAAGATGAACGGCGCGAACGGGAGGAAGAGGAGCGCGAAGCTGAACGGGAGCGACGGGAAGCCGAAGAGGAACGGCGACGTCTTGAGGCTGAGGAGGAAGAAGACCGGCGGCGGGAAGCGGAGCAGGAACGCGAAGACCGCGAATTAGAGGATCGTCGTCGGCGCGAAGAGGAGATGCGCCGTCAGATTGAGGAACGGCGGCGGCGCGAGGAACGGGAACGGCGCGAGGAAGAAGAGCGGGAACGGCGCGAACAAGAAGCGGAACGGCGGCGGCGCGAACAAGAGGAACGAGAGCGTCGCGAACAAGAACAGCGCGACCGAGACCGGGAGGAGCGGGATAGACTGATCCAGGAGGAGGCCGACCGCCGCCGGCGCGAACGAGAGCAACGCGAACAAGAAGAGCGCGAACGACGTGCACAGGAAGAGGCCGACCGGCGACGACGTGCACAGCAGGAGGCGGATAGACGGCGGCGCGAACGACGGGCACAGGAGGAGGCGGACCGCCGGCGGCGTGAACAGGAAGAAGAAGAGGAACGGCGGCGTCGCGAGGAAGAAGAACGCAGGCGCGAAGAGGAGGCCGAAGAAGAACGGCGTCGCCTGCAAGCGCTGGAAGATGAGATACGACGCCGCCAAGCAGCGGAGGCCGAACGACGCCGCCAAGCGGAAGAAGACCGGCGGCGCGCCGAAGAGGAACGACGCCGACAGGAGCTTATAGAGCAAGAGATTCTACGGCGTCAACAAGAGGAAGAGGATCGGCGGCGCAGACAGCGTGAAGAGGATGAACGTCGCCGTCAGATCGAGATTCAGCAAGGAGGAACGTTAGGCCAGACCCCCTCGGACGACGATGATGACGACGAGGATGAGAGCCCGGGTGCCAATCCCGCTGGCTTCATCGCGGCCAAGCCCACGACAGTAGATGACGACGACGACGTTGAATTACAGGTACGCTATTCTGACCTTGTTTCCACCGTCTATGGTCGCCCCGACTGGCCAGTCCACGAGAGCGAGATTGAATATGTCATTGTTCTTTATCTCCAAATCCTCCATTTGGATATTGATCCCCGCAACGTGGTCATCATATACGATTACGGCGACCCGGGCGGTACTGGCAGCGGTGATACCGGTGGCACTGGCAGGAGCGATGTTCCTGGTAGCGGCGATACCGGTGGCACTGGCGATACCGGTGGCGGTGGCGGCACTCCGGTTGACGAAGATCGGCCCGATCCTTCTTTCGACGCCTCCCCGGCCCAGCCCGACCTCTACTACTACGACCCGAACGTCGGACTCTACAGGATAGATCGCAGTGAGTTTTCCGACGGCGAAGGCCCCATCCCCCGCACGGAGTTGCCGGACGCCAGCACGCCCGCCGGACGCCGCGCCCTCGCCAACCTGTTCTCCAGCCTGCCGGATAACGTCTATTACGATCCGGAGATTGGGCACTTCATTGAGATAGACTCACAAGGCCGCCACGTCATTCAAGCGGACTTCTCAGACCACTTCGATACCGAAGGCCGTCCGCCCCGGGGTGCATTCGACAGCCCAAGGAACCCGCTCGGCGGATCAGATCCGACGCTCTACTTCTACGACTCTAACCGGGGCTATGTCGAGATAGACCGGGCGGAGTTCACGGACGGCACTCCGCCGATACCCATTACCGAGCTGCCGGACGACTCGACGCCCAATGGACGCCAACGCCTCGCCCAGATGTTCGCCACGCTGCCCGATAACATGTATTACGACCCGGAGATTGGGCACTTCGTCCAGGAACAGTCCGGTGGCCGCCACGTCGTCCAAGCGAACCTCGAAGGCTACTTCCCCGGCGGCGAACAGGTGGGCACGGACGACAATGGCAACCCGATATGGGCCAACATAACCCGCCCGGAAGACCGAACTGGCGACGGCGGCATCGATGAATATGATCCGGACACCTACGTCGGCGATATCTATTACGACGATACGATTGGCCATTGGATTGGACTCGATCAGCATGGCCGCCCGGTCATCGTCGATGAGGAGGGCTACCCCATCCCGCTCGAAGACCTCAACATCATCCCCCCGCAAATGGGCGTTCCCCGTCAGAGGCCCGGTGGCCGCGTTGATCAGGGCCCCATCGACATAGGGCAGCGGTTCTTCCCCTACTTCTACGACGCGATAGGCGACCGCTGGATAGGCATCGACCGCAACGGCGTCTTCTTCCTGATGGAAGGTGCTCCTGACTTCTCGTATGACCCGGCCACTGGATACTTCACCGTCTTGGACGAGACTACCGGCGAGTTCACCGTGTACGACATAGACGGCAATATCATTGGTGGCGACCCGGACGATGCGGATACGGACAACTACAGAGACTACGACCCTCGCCCATCGCTGGACCCGGCCGACTTCGACACCCCTATTGCTACGGACGCGCTAAACCTCGCCAACTCCATCCTCGGCATCATCCAAGGGGGCGTGACCGGTAGCCTGCTCCACGTCACCATTGGCATCTACTCCTATCAAGAAGGCGAACGCTTCGGCCTCATCATCGGATCGAACCACTCTGACGCGATTGACGACGACGACTACAACAGCGTCATCCCAACGGCCATCGCGGAAGGAAACGCCCTCAAAGAGAACCTCACCCACGGGGGCTTCCTCAACGTCGTCCCCGCGATAAGTCCCGCCGATGATAACGGCCAAAGCATCCCTTCCGTTGAGGTATGGTTCTTGCCCAACACCACTGAGTTCGTGCCGCCGCACCTCGAAGGCAGTAATCTCGAGTTCCTCATGCAGATCACCGCGCTGGTTGAACAGCGGTTGCGCGAGCTTTGTCCAGTCGTAACCGGCCGCATGCGCGATTCGATTGACACCCAACTGCGCCAGCCCCAAGGCTCTTTCCAGGGCTATGAGGTGGGTGCGCGTATCTACTACCAGCAGTTCGTTGGCTCTTACAGGGCTGCCGTCGATCAGACCATCCAATCGTTTGAAGCGCAGTTTGCTCAGCTACCCGTTCCCGTCAGCCTCAGCGTCACTACCATCTTGCTCGCTCCCCATGAAGCCAACACCTTCTCGACTGTCGGCACCGGCATACTGGTTTCTTTGGCCCCGAGGAACGACGACGGCTTCTTTGGCGATTTTGAATTCGACCCGGCACTTCAGGGAATCATTAGGCGCTTCTTTAACTTCCTTGGCATTTAATTTGTTGCTACTGCGCTGTATTGGTATCTTTGGAACGATTGAAACTAACGAAAGAAGGTTTTTCTCATGGCAATCACCATCGGAGTAGATGGCTTTTCCGTCGCGACCGATATAACCCGGCTCACCGGCGCTCAGTACTCGGCTGATACGACGCCCACACTGGACGAAGTGGAAGAAGCCATCGGTGACGCCTTCGCCATCATCTCGGCCCGCTTCGTTGCCATCGGACTGGGCGAAGGGCCGTACGACGACGACAACCTGCTCTCGTTGGCTCGGCCCATCTCGTCGCGCTTGGCCGCCTCACAGCTTCTTTTCGGTGAAGGAGACGTTGAACGCGGACAAGCCTACTTCGAGCAAGCGGAAAAACTACTCGACCAGGTCGGCGCTGAGGGTGGCCTGCGCTTGGCTGCCTCTGCCGAATCGGAAAGCCAGCTCGCTTATGGCAGCTTCGGCACTACTGGTGGCTTTGGTAGTGTCCCCGGCTCGGCCCTGCCCATCACCGTCGATGACATTTACCTGCTGGTCAAAGCGATAATCCACCAAGGCAACCGCATCGACCTCGACCACGACGACGTGACCGAACGCATCACCATCAACGCCGACCTGCAGGTGGAAGCCAACCCGGCCACGGACGACCAAGACGGTCAACTCTCTTCCATCACCATCAACGGCGTCAACTACAGGCTCGCCAGCCCGATGGAGCTCACCGCGCTGGAAGACCGCGTGGCGGCGCTGGAGCCGGTTGAGCACGTCGTGTACGTGGGCTGGTCTGCCGACAACATGGTCACTCAAGCTGAGTTTCAGATTTCCACGCGCTCTACGGACGAATCGACGCGCATACCCGTCTCTACGCTCGGCACCGATACCGGCTACCTGTTCTTCGGTGTCGAGTCGCCACGCGGCTACCCGCGTGATGTGTTCTTGGACGACAGCTCCGCCGCCGGTGCTTTCGTGCCGCAAGGCGGTGCCAGTCTTGTGGTGGACGGCCAAGGCTACATTATCGGTGTCTCGCGACGTCGCATGCCCACTAACCTTGCCGGTCAAACCATCTCTTTCCGCTACGGATAATCATGGCCCTCTCCCTCTCCAGATTCCTCTCGACTCTCTGTCAAAGTGTCGAGCATGCCGTCCACGATACGACGCGCCATACCGTTGGCTCTGCCAAACGAGCACCCGAAGAACTCGGCTGCGAGATAGACATAGCCGGACAGCCGCTCAAGGTGGAGGGCGCGGCCAACCTGCCCAACTCCTCCATGCGCCCTTCTGAGGTTACGTTGCAGACCAAAGCCTACCTCGAAGAAGACGAGGATGGCGACATGTGGGTGCACCTCAAGAATGGTCTTTTTCGTAAGTTGCCAGAGATAGACGTAGAAGTTAGCTTTGAGGCTACGAATCCACTTGAGTCGCTTGAGCTGGCGCGTGAACGTGCCAACGAAGTGAATAGAGAGCATATAAACGACCACCGCGCTAGGGTGGCTAAACAGGAGAAAGACGATGGCCGGGCCAAGCAATGAGGCACTTGTTGATAACATGTCCACCGCCTTCGGCACGCTGGCTGCCAAGATAGCTGAGATAAGCGGAGCGCTGCAGGACTCCGACACTAACGGTCAGATCAGACACTTAGCGAATTTCATTCAGCCGCTTCTCAAGGCGCCGAATATCGAGATCCATCAGATCGAGTCGATGCCTGAGCCGTTTAACGACTTGCACCGCATTTCATCGCTGCCGCCCATTGAAGCGGTGGAGGCGCAACGCTTTGAGTACGACACTGCCGAATTCGATTTTGAAATGAACATCGGATCCCACACCGAAGACAAGTCCGAGACCGGCGTCAATGCTAAGACAGAAGCTGGTGTCTCCGGTGGCTGGGGCCCCGTCTCGGCTCATGCCTCTATGTCCTGTGAGGTCACCCACAAATCCGAGCAAACCAGAACCACGGATATGACGGCTAAGATCTCTATGAACCTCAAAATGAAGAGGGGCGCTTTGCCGGAGGGACTGGCCAAAGCCATCGACCAAGCCTCCGAGTTCTCGCGCATGGCCAACGAGGCCCGCATGATGATCTATGGCGCTCAGGTTGAGGTCATGAAGCAGAAGGCGCTCAGCGACTCTAAGGCGGTTGAGCAGGCCGGTGAGTCCGCAGCCAAGGCCATCGAGGCTGATGGCAGCGGTGAGCAAGCGCCCGATGGCGGTGGTGATGCTGGTGGCGGCGGCGAATAGCCTCCGCGCTGAACAGAGAAAGGCCCCGGTGATTCTCCTCTATCACCGGGGCCTTTCTATTGGCTCTACTTCAGTTTCAATCGCTTCACCCCTTCAAGCCCTCCGCGTTCTCGTCGATCACAATCACCCGCTGAGCTATCTCCTCGGCCCTCTTTTTCAATTCGTCCACGTGAGTGAACCCGGCCGGCGATTGAAGCAGTAGCTCCCCATCCTCGTCGCGCAGCTGCAGCCTGATCCTGTCGCGCTCGCTGACGGCTGTGGTCAACAGCAGCTTCTTGACCGGCTTGCCGCCCATCCTGAACCACGCCAACGAGCTGCCCACCCCGAAGATGATGCCCAACAGCAACAGGATGGCGTACTCGATTAGGAAGAATTCCATCAGTAAGCTCATGGCAGTATCTCCCTGACATACTTCTGCGTCTGGTGGCATGACGCTGAGCTTGTCTCCGCGCACAGCGCTATCTCCGTCCGCGCCCACGTATCCTTGTCGGCGCGCCTGATGTGGCCAATACCGGCGTTGTAGCTGCCCAAAACGTATTTTAGCCGCTCTCTGGCCGGTCTGTTGGGCCACTGATCCCACAGCCAACGCAGATACCACGTCGCGGCCCTCACGTTCACGTCAACGTTAAAGAGCTCATCGACGTGCAGCCCCGCCAGCGCCGGTTCCTTGCTCTGGATCCATCTGAACGTCTCCGGCTCTATCTGCATTATGCCACGCGCACCGGCTGGTGATATGGCCCTCGCGTCCATGGACGACTCGACCTGAGCTATCCGCCGCAGCAGGTCTCCGGACACCGCCGGCTCGTCTTTGAAATAATGGTTGGCCCACTTGTCGAACACGTCATAGGGCCGACAAGACGCGAACAGGAGCAACGACAGTAGAATGAACCTGGTCATCATGCCCCTATATCACTTGCGGAAAGAAGGCATCCCGTGCGTTGAGCAGCGCGACCGCTACGTCCTCGATGGCCTTGAGCTTGTCGGGCGGATGACCGGCCCGCTCGTGCGTGTGTACGACGGCGGAGACGACCTGCTTGGCGTCCAAGCCCAACTGTACATAATGCTCGATGTCGCCGACGATCGGGCCCAAGATGTGGTGCAAATGATCTTTGACGTTCATGGTGGGTCTCCCTTCTGGATGTTGTTGGTGGCTGAGCTGTTGAAGCTATGCAACCCGCTTATCGCTTGCAACTTAATCCTCGCAGACGCAGTGGAAACTTTCGTCTTCGCTTCCGCAGGTCATGCACTTGACGCGCAATACGAATCCGCATAATTCGCATTCGGTGATGTCGATGTCTTCGGATTCGCAATGCTCGCACTTGTCGACTATCTCTAACGCCATGATGCGCCTCCTTTCGTTTACGGCCTTAGCCTCACCCTGTGGCGGGCGTAGTTACTCAATGCCGATGAAGCTATATACCATGCGTTGTTCACGCGCCCCATATAGACCGTTTCCCTTCCCGAATCTGAAATGTCAAAACCGGTCTCAGCGGCTGGGAACGTTAGAGCTATTGCATTAGTTGTCGAAGTGCCTCCGGATGTTATGTTCCCCGCATTTCTAAACAGGTCTGCCGGGAAATAAGCGGAAACCCATATCCCCCCATCCCCCAAAAGCGACAACTCCAACGTCTTCCTGTCATCCGCTGAAGATATAGCCCTAACGCTACCAGACATTAGGTTCCAAGCGTCATTTGTGTACGTCACGTCGCTCGTAGGTGTTCCTATTAGCGTTTCCGGTGATTCCGGCAAGAAGTCCCTGTTCCACGCCACCACCTGGAGAAAGAAGCGCGTGCTCTGGTGCGGATTCAGGAAGATGAACGCGCCGTAGCCCGGTAGAATCGTCGCCCCGCCCTGTGCGGTGGTGGGCCGTATGTCCGCTATGCCACCGCCTCCGAATGTTACGTTGCCCGAGTTCCCATAGTTCATTACGTAGAAGACCGACCCGGCTACGTCGTCGCGCACCCCCTCGCTGTTGATGAAGATGAGGTCTGCGAGAAAGACCGTTTTGGTCGTTGTTCCCGTGAAGACGAACGTCTTGCCGTTTATCTCGGTGTAGCGCTCCCTGTGCGTACTTCCCGCCGTGCCATAGGTGGCATCCGGGTTCTCGGTGAACTCCAATCGCGAGACGGTTGTGGGGAACTCCACCACGTCCTGCAGGACGGCCCCGCCTCCGCTGCCCCCGCCGCTGGGTAGGTCGCGCACGGCGGACGCTGGTAGCCTGTCGTTGCCCGATAGTGCCGATAGTGCCGTGACCATCTCCGCGCCGGTCTGGTCTGCTGTGGCCCCCGCCTCGACGCCTTGGAGCTTCATCCGCTCGGCGAACGTGTAGCCCGGACGCGCCGTGAGCTCCGATAGAATCGGAATCAGGAAGTCGTGCCTTGCAAGCGCTTGCCCTAACGCGTTATCAAATCGCACCTCTACCCTAAGCGCCGTCAGCCCGCTGATGGCTGTTTCTATTCTTGCCGTATTACCTGAGTTGATTGTTATAAGGTAATCGGTATCGCTAGCGACTATTGGTCTGCGACCAAAGGTTATGCCTTGAAATAATATCTGTATCTGCGTTGCGCCCGTCGGAATGGCGGTGTCATCCAGATGCAGCCTATAGAGTTGAATGCCTGTGCTTCCTGCTATCCATTCGTTTGGACTCATCAGGAAATCGCGGCTGTTGGCGGTTACCCTCGGTCGCATCGCGTTGATGCTGTCGAGGTTTACCTGCGCCGCTGCTCTGGCCGTGGCGTCTTCTCCGCTCCCCCCGCCGCTGGGTAGGTCGCGGATGGCGCTGGCCTGCAACCGCGCATTGCCTGACAGTCCCTCAAGCAATCCCACAATCTCGGTGCCGGTCTGGTCGGCGGTCGCTCCGGACTCGACGCCGTTGAGCTTGGTCTTCTCCGCGTCCGTGAACCGGGCTGCGGCTCGTGCGTTGGCTATGGCCGTGGCCGCCGCTGGCCCTATGGCCCCCGATTCGATACCCGATAGCTTCGTCCGCTCCGCTGCCGTGATGCCCCCCGGCGTGGCCGCCGAGACCACCGGAATCAAGAAGTCGTGCTCGGCGAGCGTTACCGCACTCGCGTTCTGATAGTGCACCTCGACCTTGAGCACTGTTGTCGTGCTGCGTATTGCGCGTGCTATCGTTCCGGCATTGGATGCGTTGATGGCTATGGTGTAGTCGGTATCATCCGCCGTCAGTGCTTGTCGATTGACGTTGACGCCGTGAATGGTCACTTGGATCTGCGTTGCGCCACTTGGAAATGCGCCTGCATCCAGATGCAGCACGAACGAACGGGCGTCGGTGGTTCTGACCCATTCGTTGGGGATGATCAGGAACTCTCGGCTGTTGTCGGCTATCCTCGGGCGCATTGCGTTGATGCTGTCCCTGTTGACCACCGTTGCCGCTCTGGCCGTGGCGTCGGCCCCGCTCCCGCCCGTCGGCAGATCGCGCACGGCGCTGGCTGGTAGCCTCGCACTGCCTGCGAGACCGGATAGTGCCGCGACCATCTCCGCGCCGGTCTGGTCTGCCGTGGCTCCCGTCTCGATACCGTTGAGCTTGGACTTCTCCGCGTCGGTGAACCGGCTGCTGGCCGCCCCCGCCGCTACCTGAGCAACCGCCGTGCGCGACAGGGTGGCCGAGAGCGTCGCCTTGTCGCTGGCCGACATGGTGCCTGCCAACGAAGATGTGGCCGGTGGAATCGTCGCGTTGGTGCCGGTGGACGACTCGATGACCACGTTGTTCGACGTGCGCTGGATGGATAGGTTGGTCGGCGCTGCCGTGCCCCCTCCGCCGGTGCCCTCGACGTTGAGCAAGGGCGTGATGTTGAGGGCTACGTTTGAGAAGTTGACGGCGCTGGTGGCCGATCCGCTACCGCTCGGCGATGTCGGCGTGAACAGCCTGACGGTGACAGCCGAATTGTCGGCCGTGGTGGTCAAGTAGCCGACCAAGACCTCATCGATACCCGCGTTGGGCACGGTGCGCTGGTAGAAGCCCGATATGCGCCCCACGACGGCGTTGCTGGCGTCGCGTATGTCGCCCTGAAAATTGACGCGGTTGTTGTCCGGGTTGCCGCGCTGCACCAAGCCCGTCAAGTCGAGCAAGTAGGTTCCGGCCTTGGCCACCGCGAACGATGTGGCCGACGCGGTCGCCGTCACCAATTCCGTCGTCGTCTGGCCTGCCGGGAAGACCACTTGCGAGAAGCCCGTCGCCCTCGTGGTCAAGGCTACGGGCGTGTTGCCGATGTTGGTCAGGTTGGCGAACAGCAGCCGCTCCGTCCGCGCTGGCGTCCCGTCGGTGTCGCCTCCCCCGCCCGTCGGCAGATCGCGCACGGCGCTGGCTGGTAGCCTCGCACTGCCCGACAGCCCCGAGAGTGCCGTGACCATCTCCGCGCCGGTCTGGTCTGCCGTGGCCCCCGTCTCGATGCCATTGAGCTTGGACTTGTCGGCTGCGCTCATCACACCGGCCTGCGTGGTGGTCGCTGCCGTTATGACCGCGCTTCTTCCCGTGGACGACCCAACGGTCACGTCGTCGGACGTGCGCGTGACGCTCAGGTTGGTCGTGCCGTCGCCCCCGCCCTCGGGTGCGTCCAGCCATGTCACATCGAAGTCGGTGCCGGACTGCTTGGTCAGTATCTGCCCCGTGCTGCCGCCCGATGGCAACTGACGGCTGACCAATATCTGCGATAGCTTGGACTTCTCGGCGTTGGTGAAGCGCAGTTGCGCCCGTGCGTCGGCGATGGTGGTGGCCTGCGCGGCGGCTATGGCGTTAGCGGATATGCCATTGAGCTTCGTCCTGTCCGCCGATGTCATCACACCGGCCTGCGAGGTGGTGGCCGCCGGTATGGTCGCGTCCGTGCCGGTCGAGGACCGTATCACCACGCTGCTGGCCGCTGGCGACGTGGACAGGTTGGTCGGTGCCGATCCACCTCCGCCGCTGCCGCCGCCGGTGCGCCAGCCGGTGCCCAGCGTCCTGTCGAGCGCCCCGGCCAGCTCCCCGCCGGTGCGCTCGGTATAGATCAGCGTCCCCTCTTGGTTGTTCTCGTCCTGATAGACGATCCTGATCGTCCGCAGCCCCTCGGCGTTGGCCGACACTTCGATGGACTTGAGGAATGCGCCATCCAGATCGGCTACCGTTATGAGCTTGTCGCCCGGGCCGGTCTCCTGGTATGCCTGCCTGATTGGCTGATACTCCGCCTTCTGGCCGGTTCCTGGCGCATATGATTGGGCGTTGACTGCCACGAGGCCATAGGACAAAGCCCAAGCCATCATTAGAAGAGAAAGAAACTGCTGCATGGTACGTTCTCCTTTTGCCTTTTAGGTCTGGATTGAGGCCCCTTACTCCGCGCCGTACGGGACTATTGCTGTCGATGGAAATGGAATATGCCCCCGTCAAGTCGGGCATAACAGGGTTGCTTATCCACAATACCATACCATCCACTTGAAACTAATATACGACTAAGCGAAAGCGGCAAACAATGCGAACAACGCCGTCGCGACCGCCGAAACGATCATCCACGCTATGACCTTGTCGCGCTTGTCCGACTTGTTCTTGAACCTCCGGCTCCTCCTAACCTCTTCCTCGAGCGCCTCCTCGATGAGCTTGTTCCGATCTTTCAACCGGAAATAGTGTTGAACCAACTCTTCGAGCGCTATGGTGTCCATGACGTTGGGGTGCTCCTCCCGGATTAGCCCCAGCGTCCTCTCGCTCACCCGGATTCGCTTGTCTCGTCGACTCATGTTGCGTCTCCTAATCTGATGTTTCTGATTGCTTTTGTGCATTGCACCATCCTGACGCCGTTCAGCGCGGCCTCCCATTCTTCTCCCGTCCATCCGGCTATGACTATTAAAGTCGAGTATATCAATGCTTCTTCGTCAATCGTTAGTTCGCCGTCAATGTCTAATACTTCCGCGATCTTGTTGAGTGCTGCAAGTGCCTCGCTTCGCTTCATTTCTTGCCTCCTTAGTTAAGCCGGGCGAGCAGATGTTCCACTCTATTTTTGGGCCACGCCGCTCTGACGTGTACCCACGCTCGCCCGGCTAAATCCCCAACGGTGAAAGCCACGGCTGTTTGATCTGGCCCCACTGCTCTGCCATGGCCTCGGCCACCCCTTGGAACGTTACGGCCCTACTGGCCTGCCTTCCCTTTCGCCCGCCCGAGTTCCACCACCGCTCCGTCTTGTCCTGGCACGGCCTGACAACCTTGGTGGGATACAGTGGCGGCAATCCCCGCAACCATAGGTATGTCCGCTTGCAAATTGGCTCTCCGAAGAGAAATGGGTCAATGCGCTGTGTCGGCTTCTTGATCCCATTAATCATCCCTTGCGGATTCTCAACGCATATCCGGTCAATTGGTGCGTGGTAGAGCGCGAAGAAGAACTTGACCGCCTCATGTTGCAATATCGCCCTTTCTGGGTCTGGATCATGGTTCAATGGCGTAGCACAACTCAAGTAGGTGCATGGCGGGAACGCAATCAGCATGTCCCAAAAGTCGGTATTCAAGACCTTCAAGCAGTCGCCTTGTATGTGCGGTCCGTCCGTCGCGGATGGCTTTAGATCGCAACTGACAGCGTCGTGGCCACGCGCCCTAAACGCATCCCTGACGCGCCCTGAGCACTCGCAAGCAACTAAGACCCGCATCGTTCCTATTACCCTTCCCCGAACATGTCTAAGTTTATCCCATCTACATCCAATATGACCTCCCCTTCTACTTCGACCTTAAGCCACGGCGAATCGCAGCACCCGCAACTACCCGCATAGATGCGGATGCCTTTTTCCTTGAGCACCTTCATTGCGCTCTCGATCTGCTGCCTTCCCTTCTTTTCCTTTTCGTCCATCATTCCTCATACCCCCTTATTGATGACGCGATTGGTTACGGCCGTCTCTACGGCCTCCCAGTATGGCTTGAGCTCTTCATCTATGTCTTGCCAAGTGGGTAGCTTGTCGCCGGTGAACTTCGATTCTGGACATACCTCTCTATACGCTTCGTATGCTACTTGGCCGGGTTCTTTCAGATATATCAGCTTCATGGCCGATCTCCTTTCGGTTAAATGCGTCCTTCTATCTTGTCCAGCACGATCTGGTGGTTCACCCCCACGAGGTTACAATGGAGCTTGCACCAATTGCTCCTCAAATACAGCTCTGTTGCCTTGTCTCCGCTCCTTTCAAATTCCCGTATGGCCCCGGCTACTATGTCCGCAGCAAGGTGCTCTATCCCCTGATCTACTGACGCGGATCTCACGTCATATTTCTTGCGCGGTCCCGTCACCCTTTTCTCGTCAACTTTCAACATTCGCCTCTGCTTCTGCTCGCCGCTGGTTGCTATGGCGAATTGGTCGACCTTCGGTTGCCTGTTATTGTACGTTGCCATTGGCCTCCTCTTCTTTCAGTTTGCATCGCCACGCGCCACGCCCCGCCGCTATCAACCCAAGCCCCGGAGCCTTGCGCCTCATCTTGTTGGCTGCGTTCCTTTTCTCCTTCTCGTCGGTCGCGTCCTCCCCTTTCCATACCAGATAATCCCATACGAGCATAGCGGTTGTCTCGGTGTTGCCGTCTTGTAGGTCTATCTCAAGTCGCTCCTCGGCCCATTCCTCCCAGTCGCCGCCGGTGGTGGCCCGGCTGGCATCCTGTGCCATTGCTGGCGGCTCTAATGGGTCGTCTTTGACCTCCTGCCACAACTCCCACAAGTGCGTCCATATCTGTGGCCTGAGTTCCCTTAGCTTGGCCGGTAACTCGGTGTCCACCACGGCTGGCTTTCCGGTGAATGGCAGCGTCAACAGCCTCCTTTCCATGCCCGGGTCTGACATGCTAAGCTGCTTGTTGGTGGAGTAGATCAGGTGTCCGCGATAGACGAATGAAATCTGGTGGCCGCCCTTCGGCGCAGCGGCAATCTGGTCGTGGCCGGTTATCGCCTTGGCCGTGTGCGCTGGCAAGCCTCTGTTGGTCTCTGGAAGGATGGCCACCCTGGCACCGGCCAACGGCATCAACGCCCAGGTTGCTTCCTCCCACGCCAGTCGCTCGTTTAGCGTCGCCAAGTGCTGGCTCCCCATCATGTCGCCAAGCAGACCCATCAGCACGCCCTTGCCGCTGCCTGGGACGCCCTGCCAGACGATTAGACGCTGGTGGCGGTTGTGCTCGAACAGGATGTATGTCAACAGTCGCTCGGCCCAATGGACCATCTCGCTGGACTGGAACGCGCTGTATAGGAACTGGCCGAATAGCTCCGGCCTGCCGTCCGCGTTGGGGTCTGGATCGTAGTCGAGCTTCTCGGTGAAGTAGTGGCCGCGCTCGTAGTCCATCATGTCGCCGGTGTCCACGTCCATGACCTCGGAAGCGAACGGCCACAACCTACGAGGCGCTGCCGGTGCTGGCCCTCGCAAATTGAGAATCCCCAAGATGCAGCTTGGAACCATCTTTCTAATCCCGCTGGTTGGCTCCAAGTTGATGGGCTCGGTGTATTCCGGGTAACAGGCCACCTCCCCTACCGACTCCCGCGACAACTTCGTCCATAGCCCCGCATTGCGCTCGTAGTGGGCTGTCTGGCCGTCCATCGTCGTCCAGTTGCCGGAGCCGCAGCACACGACGGCAAGCTCGTGGGGCGAGTCGGGGCGCTTGTCCTCGCTGGGCCTGCCAGCCCTCTTCCTTGGCCCCCCGCGCCCCTGCATCACGGGCGCTTCCTCGATGAGCTTGGCCAACGCGCTGGCCCGGTGCTTCGGTTGGTGTGATGCGAGCACGTCGTCTATACCGGCGGTCTCGTCGCCTTCGAGCACCGGCACTTTGACCACGTGCACCGCCGCGCCCTGCTCGCGCAACCTTTGGCTGAATGCCTTTTCCGCTCGCTTGACGTTCCCGTTCGTCTCGGCGTCTGCGTCAAAGATGATGTAGGTGTCGCGGCCCTTCCACGGTACTCGCTCTAACGCGCCTTGTAATCGCCCGTAGCGCGTTCCCTGCTCTGCCCATGTCGAACAGCCGGTGATACCGATGACGCAAGCGTCCGGCCAACACATCCGCACCGCGTCCGCCTTCACGAGACCTTCGACGATTGCGACCGGCCCGTCGCCTTCGAGCACCTCGCTGTCTGGTAGGTCGATGATGGGCGCAAGTCCAGATTCGCAGACGAATTTAGCTGTCTTGCCGTTGCTGTGCGGTGGCGAATCCGGTCTGAGCTGGTACCTGTCGCCGGACTGAATCAACAGCCCCGCCCGTTTGTTGTGCGGCGCGAAGTTGGCGAGACGTGTGTCGCTGCCCTCTACGGACCGGAACCGGCCCGGAAACTGGTCTGGATCAACGGCGCGGCGCTCTAAATACTCTCGGTGTTGGGATGTCAGCATTGTAATAGCTCCATTTGGTGGGCCTACCAACCTACTTGCGCCGCTTGCGTCGGTCAATTTCTCTGGCCCGTTTGGCCACCCGCTCGCATAGCCGGTCCACGTGCTCTCCTCCTATGGCCCTCTGCTCAAAGGCGTTGTCTATGCTTACTACTATATCCTCCAGCCGCTCCCAACTGGCCGCTTTGTCTATCTCTGAACGGTATTTGCGGACGATGCTGCTCTTTGCTTTGAACTTCCTCTTTGCCATTTCCTCGCCTCCTTTCACAGTGGCATGCTAACCCACAAAAGTTTCTCCTTGGCCCTCGTCGCTGCGGTGTAGGCCCACTTCCTATGCTCCTCCCTCGACGGCCTCAACCACTTGCCGTTCTCATCCGGCTGCCACGGCGCGGCCTGCTCGTACACGGCCACGTTATCGAACTCGCTGCCCTGCGCCTTGTGAACACTCATCGCCATGCCATAATCAAAACCGTACCAACCTCTCGGGGAGAATCCATAATCCCGTCCCTCGTCGAGCTGGTATGTTCGCAGGAACTCCCCGGCGGCCACGTGCGCTGTGAATACTGTCTCCTCGCCCTCAACCCGCGCTGCCAGCCGCACGAACTGGTAGCCACGCGCATCGCCGACCATCTGTGTGCTCTCGACGAATACGATGGTTCCCTTGACCACCCGGTTCAACGGCGAATCCCATGCTACCGCCTCGCCCTCGATTGGGTCAATGGCCTGTTCCTCTTCGAGCGCCCTACGAGAGGGCGCGGTTACGCACACCAAACGCTCCCCGTCCGCCGGTAGCCATTTAGGCTCCCCTTCGTCCCATCCCCTGAGCTGGCGCAAGCCTCTGTTGATGGTGCGCCTGGTGTCGTTGCGCCGCGACAAGACCACGCCGGAGAACTGAGGGCCAATGATCTCGTCTAACTGCCGCAACAGCCCCTTGGTGATGCCCGACTTGGGCCGCCGCGTGATGCGTAGCTGCTCGTCCGCTTCCCCCTTGTCGGCGAAGCGTACCAACTTGAGCGCGGTCTTCTGCTTGCGTATCCACGTGGCAAACCGCAGTATCCGGCTGCCCTCGGCCTGCCTCATCACCTCGTCCAGTCGCGCCGTTGGCTCGCCCGTCATGGCCGGTACGATACCCTTGCCGCGCTCTTGGTCCGAGATGACCGGCTCAAGCTGGTGGTCGTCGCCGACAAGCAATATCGGGATGGTCGCAAACTTCGCTTCGACGTGCTCGACCATCTCGTTTGTTACCATGCTCGCCTCGTCTATGACGATATGGCTGACTGTCTCTTCGTCTTTCTCGCTCGCGCCCTCGAAGATTATCTCGTTGTCGCGCTCCGCTTGTCTCAACATCCTGACGAGCTTCTGGCGAACTATCTTGTCCGGCGCGTCAAGGTCAATCCCCACCAGTCCCTTGAGCACTTCGGCGCGTGCCTTCTTCTCCTCGGTCGCCTTCCCGATGCCCTCGGCCAATACCTCCAAGTCTTCGGCCTGCCGGACAAGGGCCCTGAGTAGCTTTATCTCCTGTTCGTGCGTCTCGCGCTTGACCCTCATGCAAGCGGAGTGAATGGTGGATACGCGCGCACCTTGTTGTAGCTTGGAGCGCAGCACGAGCGCTGCGCGGTTGGTGGGTGCAAGGAACAGCACCTTTGGCCACTGTCCTGCCAAGATGCCCATGCACGTCGTCTTGCCGGTTCCCGCTGCGCCCGCGAGCACAGCCGGGCTTTCTCCGGCGTCGATGGCGTCGATTACGATGTCCATCTGCTCGCGCTGGTGCTTCGTTAGTTCTACCATCACTCTGTCCCTTTCCTGAAAAGTGCGGGCCGGGCGACAGGTCTCTCCTGCCTACCCGGCCCAGGCAAGAGCACAGGTGGACCCTCGCCAGTTCGTTGGTGCTTGCTTGCTTGCTTCAATGAGGCCGGGGCGTTTCCACCCCGGAAAGAAAATGCAGCCAGAACGACCCATCTGCGGTGCCCGTCGCTTCAATGAGGCCGGGGCGATGACTGGCGGACTAGACGAAGCCACCGCCCCGGATGTCGAGCCACCGCCCCTTAGAACGGCAACTCGTCTTGGTCTTCCTGCTCGTCCTTCTTCGCCTTGGCTTCCTCCTCCTCCTCGTCTTCGATCTTCACTTCATCCCAGTCGAGCGCGACAACTTCAATGTTTTCGTACTCTCCGTCTTCTTCTACTATCACGCCGATTCGACCGGGCATCAACCAGTCCTCCGACAACTCGACTATGCTGTCGATCTTCTTGCCCTTGATCTCGTGGCCCTCCTTGGCCATCTCCTCCTTGAACTTCCGCCACCGCTTGCGTGCGAACTCGTTGGGATGTTCCGGCGTGTAGTACACCGATACCGGGAACTCGCGCTCTTTGACCGAGTAGTCAACGCGGATGCTGACGTTGCCGGCCTTCGACAAGTGGCTCTCCACGTCCATGTAGTGAACGACCCACCAGTCTTCGGGGACTCGCGCCTTGATGGGACTCGGGTTCTTCGTCCTTTTACGTGCCATGTTGCTGCTCCTTCTCGATTAATGCCCCCCATACCCGCCAAGCCATTCGGCTCGACGGGATGGCCAACGACTGGCCGGTGGGCGATTGAATGAATCTCTCCGTGCCGGACTTCCACAGCTTCCAGCCGGAGGTTGTCCATGACAGCTTAGTCCAAATTGTCATTGTACTGCTCGACTATTCTTGTCGCTTCTAATGACGCTTCCGCTTGAGAATCGTATCGCTTCCCCGATTCCCTCACTTGCGTTCCTCCGTACGTGATTGAGTATCCCCATTGCTGGCGTCCGTTCTTGTCGGCGTCTCTGAATACGCTGTAATAGTATTTCATTCGTCTTCCTCGTCGTCTTCCTTGACGATGCCGAACGCCTCGCACTCGGGGTCACTGGACTGGTAGCCGCCATTGCTCTCGCACTCAATCCAGCACCGGGTGACGTAGAACGGATCAACTCCTCTGTTGTATCCGCACCCGTCGCTGTCTTCTACTATCCAACTCGGCGCGAACTCCTCGCCGGCCGAATGCGGGACGCGGGTAATGGTGCATTCGGTTGAGCCCTCGGGGAGTGCCGATAGGGCCAGTAGTGCCGTTACTATGATGCCATATGCTGCTTTCATTACTCACCTTCCTTCTGGTTGATGTGCTCCCCCGACCTAGTGCCGGGGGAGACACTACTTTTCTGCTCTACTTATTACCTCCCTTCGCTTGACAGTGAACACATTTTCTATCTTTCTGCGGAACGTCTCCGCGCCAACGGTCATAGACGTGTTTGCATTCGGGGCACTTCCACAACGACTTTTTGCGCCTGCTATTCAACGTTGTCTCTCCTTGGGTTGCTGATGCTGTTGCTGATGCCGCTGCCGCTGCCGTATCCGTCTCCCCACCCGTTGCCTTCTCCGTAGCCGTCTCCCTTGCCGTCGCCTTCTCCTGCGCCTTTACCCCAACCGGCTCCGTGACCGTCTCCTGCGCCACTGGCATAGCCGTCACCGCGCCCGTTGCCTGCGCCTATCCCGTTGCCGCATCCGTTGCCGCATCCGTTGCCGCATCCGTCGCCGTATCCGCTGCCCCAACCGCTGCCGTCTCCATAGCCGTTACCCCAACCGCTCCCGTTGCCCTCGCCGTCGCCGTCGCCGTTTAGCATTGCTTCTCTGCGCTCGGAACCTTCCATTGTCGCTTACCTTTCTGTTGATTCCGCAGCCGTCGCTGTCTTCTACGATCCAGCTTGGCGCGAACTCCTCGCCGGCCGAATGCGGGACGCGGGTAATGGTGCATTCGGTTTATCCCTCGGGGAGTTCCGATAGGGCCAGTAGTGCCGTTACTATGATGCCATATGCTGCGTTCATTACTCACCTTCCTTTCCGTTGTCTGTGTGTCCGTTGCCCTCTCCCAGCATCAGCGGCGTCTCGTCGTCAAACAAGAGGATCTGCGCGTTGTTCTTGTCGCCCCATGCTGGTAACAAACCGGGCTTGGCTTTGTCGAGCTGGGCCAGCTTGTCGTTGTGCTGGTCGCATAGGCCATGTTGACCGATCTGCCCGGTTTTCCTACGATTGGTGCGGAAGGGCATCTTGCACTCGGGTATCGAGCAGATGGCGTACTTGCCTTTGCTGATTGCGTCACCAAAGGCGTTGTGCTCATTGCAGCATGTGGTTGAGCAGAAGATGCGCCGTCCGCTGACGGTGTTGGTGCAACCCGTGTTGGCGCACGTGCGTTGATTGATGGCGATTCCTCGTAGTGCCATGTTAGGCTCCTTCTGGAAACATGGGCATGGTCTCCTCTACGTCGGTCGCAGGGGTGTCGTTGCCCTTGAGTCGATACACGGTGGCCACGGCCTCGTATTGGGCTTGGTCGTGGCCCCGTGCTCCTTCATTCTTGAACTGGTCGCGCGTTACTCTCAAGATTCCACCCAGTGCCGGTACCTCCTTGCCGCGCTGGATGACTAAGACGTGGTTGTTGATGCTCTCGCGTCGCTCTTCGTTGTGCTCTACTTTGGTCTTGCGCTGGCCGCCGTCGAGTTCGTTCTTGCGCTTTGCTCGCCTGTCGCGTAGGCCGGATACGGTCATCGGTCTCGCGGTCTCGTCGCTCAGGTTCTCGGTCTTGACCTCCTCCCATTCGACGTCGGTTAGGTCTTTGCCGTGCTCGTCGCGAAAGGCTGCTCGCATCTGTGGCGTGGGCTTCTCGTCCGGCTCGGATTCTTCGACTTGAATGTTAGGACTAGTCGAAGAATTTCCATGATTGATCTCTCTGGCCTTCTTCGCGCTCTCCTTCTTCGGCATGGGCGGATTCTGCAACACCAGCACCCGCTTGCAATCCAAGATCATGGTCGCGCATTCCTTTTCCAGCTTGGGCAACTTGAGCTTCCGCGCCAGTGCCTTGATGCCTTCCAAGGTGGCCTCGGCTTGAACGCGCTCGGCTGCGCCCATCGTCACCGAGATGAGACCGCGCAGTGCGTCCACCTTGATGAGCATGTTTTCCTCGGCGGATAGGTGGCCGTTCTGGTTGACCGCCAGCTCAAAGGTGCGCGGGTCCATCGCCTGCTTGTTGAACTCGTCGGCCTGGATCTGCTGAATCTCTTCCTTGGTCGCTGGACGGGTCTGCACTACTTCGACCTCGGACGGATCGACGACGATTACGTCCTGCTGTTTCTCCTTCATCACTCACCTCCTTTCTGGCAATTGACGCACTGCCGGTTCTCTTGGGGGACATCCCCGCGCCACCTGTCATACACGTTCCCGCACCCTTGGCACTTCCATAGCGACTTCCTTGGCCGGTATGGTCTGCGCCAGCTTGTGCGCTTGTGGTTCAATGTTGCTCGTGACATCGTGCTTCCTCCGTTGGTTGGTGGTGGTTAGTCTCCGCTACCGTCATCCCTCCCGCTCCCGCTACCGTCTCCCCAACCTCCTCCGTCGCTCTCGCCGTTGCCAAATCCCGAACCGCTACCGCTACCGCTACCGTCATCGCTCCCGCTACCGTCTCCCCAACCTCCTCCGTTGCCCTCGCCGTTGCCAAATCCCGAACCGAATCCCGAACCGAATCCGCTACCGTCTCCCCATCCCCTTCCGCTGCCGTTGCCATCTCCCTTGCTATAGCCGTCGCCGCGCCTTACTGGATCAACCATTTTACTCCTGCTCTTCCTCGTGCGAGTTGGGAGCATTGGCGATTGACTGCGCCGCCTCGTGGGTGCAAGCGATTATCTCGCACGTCTCGGTCAAGATGATGTCGCACGGGGAGCCGACTATGCTCTTTTCGTGGTTGAGACCGTAGTTGGCCACGCCGCTTAGTAGTCCGCCACGCGCCTGATGCCAACGCCACAGCCGGCGCGACTCCTTCAACTCCGCCGTCCGCCCACTCCACGCGACCAACTCACCGGCATGGACGCCAGCGTCGCGGCAACGAACCACCACGTATGAACCGATGGGGATTCTGGTGGCTATGGTTGGCCGCTCCCGTTCGGCTTGGCCCTCGTCGTCCGAGCTTAGCAGCCGGTCAAGCACTGCCATTAGGATTCTTTCCTTCTGACTTTCCATCTCACTTCTCCTTCGTTTGGTGGGCTGGATTGCCCTTCTGCTGTTGTCCTACTACGTTGCAAAATCCGTGCCACCTTGTAACTTGTTGTGGCACAATGAACCCCTTCGTCTAAGTGTTACCTAAAGGAAACATCACTGTTACCCAAGTGAACCAAGGTGAAGACTACCGCGCCCAGTGGTGCAAACTCCTGCTCAAAGCGCACTCTGTCCACGCCAAAACCAGCTATCATTTGTCCCTGCAATGGGCTGCCCTTTTCGCCTTCGGGGCGGAGGAACTTGACGCGCTGGCTTGGGAAGCAGATGGCGTTGGCGCTGGCCAATATCTTCTGACCCCACTTGGTCTCGGTGGCATTGTTGGTCAAGGTGATGGCCTGCTCTATGCCAGTTGAGGAGATCAGCTTGTCCACGAACTGGCCGATCAGCTTCGCTTCGTATGGCGGATTCAACCAGACGCGCCCTCCCCACGACAAGAGCAATCCGTCGTCCTCTTTCGTGTAGTAGCTCCCCGCATCTATCCAGCGTTGCGCTACTTCGTTTGAAGCCGGATCAAGGTCTATCCTCCCCATCGTCCTACGCGCCGCCTCGATTATCTCTGGTGGCGTGTACCATTCATTGTTGCCCGAGTTTTTAGCTACATGTGCCATTGAAAGTCTCCTTGGTTGTCTGCCCACGTGTACCACCGCTTTAGGAATCCTCTTAGCCGGTCTATGTTGGTTTCTTCCACTGCCGACCATCTTCCCTTGTAGGCTGTCTGGTATTGAACTGGGTGCGATCCTTGGCTCATGGATGAATGACCATGTATCACTACGACGACGACCTTGTCTGACAACTTCGTCAGTTGCTCAAATAGAATGCGTTGGCCCATTGGCAGCTTCTCTTCCGGTGCTTTCCATTCAACGAACAGGAAGTGCCCGTTGCGCTCGACCAGTCCATCGACGTCCGTCATGCCTATCTTGCCACCAAAGCAGTCATCAAAGTCTTCGAGTCTTGCGACCTTCTTGTCGAAAAAGCAGCCGTCGCTTTGGCAGTTCCATCTCATGCGAGTCTTCATTGTGCTACCTCCTTCTGCTCTGCGAGCCATTCAATGTCGGCCACCAGCGGCTTGATGCTGGCCTTGCTGCCGCGCCGGTTGTAATACTTCACCTTGGCTTGCAAGCTGGCCACGCGCCACGCTGCCGGTCTCTGGTCCTTCGGTGGGGCTTCGTCCATGATCTGCTTGACTCGGTCAATCAACATGGTCACCTGCTCAACGCCCACCTCCGGGTCTGCCATGACTCGACGGGCATCCTTGCGAACGGCTGGCGGGATGGCGGAGCTCAAAAGCAATCGCTCTAGGAAGGTTTCTTGCGCGTTGGTCATGGCCCTACTCCCATGCCTTCGTCTGTCGCTTGGCCTTGCCCGTCGCCTCTACTCGTAGCGCCCTATGCGCCTTCATCATTCGCTTGTATGCGCTGGCCCTCTGCCTCGGCGTGGCGTCGGGGTCGGATTCCAGCCGCTCGAATTCGTGCCGCGCCTCATCGAACCGCGGCCCACTGGCGAAGTCTGAACAGAGTTTCATGTCAGCCCTCCTTAAATACCATAATCCATTCGTTGTGTTCTCTGTCGTACTGCCAACTGTGCAGATAGCATCCGTAGCTTTCCCACTTCTCTATGAGTAACGCGACCTCCTCATCGCCTTCGCATGTTCTTATGACGTAGGTCTTCATCTTCTCAATCCTCCTGCGCGTGTGCGCGGTTATGTGCTGGCCCCCAAACCCTTGGGTAACACTCCGCGTCCCACGAGGGGACGCACTATCACCACAACCACTTCAGCCATTCGGGCTGGTGTACGTGGTCGGGCCGGTTCTTCCATGCCAGCCCGACCAACAACAGCGGCGCGAGCAGGCCGCCGGACGCCACGACGAGGGCCACCAATACCCACCAAGCCACCACCGCCAAGCGGTTCACGACGAACCTCCCGACTCGGCGACCGTCACCACCTTCACGCCCCGCTGCCGCTGCGCCTTCCTCCGCATATCCGCCGTGCCTGCTCCGCCGGGGAACACCACCACCAGCGCTGGCTTCACTTCCCTGAGCAACTCGCTATTGCGCCTTGGCCCCGCCGCTCTACCATACTCCGTCCACTGCGCTGGACGTGCGAACTCCATCACGCCGCGCTCCCTCGCCCACGCTCCCGCCAAGCTATCCGCTCCCCGCGCCGCTCCATGCCCTACGACGTGGATGCACTCCCTCGCATGGATACCGTCCAGCACCCGCCAGACCCGCTCGCTATCGTGATAATCTCTGCCACCGCAAACTATAACTCTCATCTCAAGCCTCCTGAGAAGTGAACTGCTGTTACCCCTATATATGCAAAAACCATGCCAAACTATTGTTCCATGTGAAACAATTAACTTGCCCATAACTCGTTGCAAGACAATTGCTTACAACGTGCAAAACATGCACCCAGCCACGCGGCCACAACCGGCACGCGCACTGATACCCAAAGGGAACAGAAGGTAACACCTAAAGGGGACAACTACACAAGACGGTAGAGACTGCCAGCGCACCCGCCCACTACACACACCAGACTGTGCGCTCTCCAGCACCCAAGCCCAACCACGCCAGACCAACCCGCCACCAACCACCCGCTCCCTATCTGCTGTTTTTACTCCTTAAATAACGATTATCAAGAATGGAAGGCCCGGGGGGTGGGGAGGGGCAAAACGCGACTACTACCTAAGTTCAAATCTAAGACGTCCGAACAAAGAGAAGGGCCGCCCGAAAACGCGCGTCAGCGCGACGAGGGCGGCCCGTGTGCTATCCTATAACTCAAGCTATGGCGTGGCGGCCCTCTTTTTGGCCGCCTAAGCCAAGCTAAACTTACAACCACGCCATCGTGGCGCTGTTCAGGTCTGGATTGAGGCCCCTTACTCCGCGCCGTACGGGACTATTGCTGTCGAGGAAAACGGAGGATGCCCCCGTCGAGTCGGGATGATTCTGCTACCGATCGCGCCATCGTGGCGCTGTCCAGTGATGCCCCACGCTCGTCGGCTCTGGGCCCCGCCTTTGGCCTGAACGACCTCCTCTGGATCTCCCGATTGAGTATCCAACAACCGGCCAATAGCGCATCCAGAGCGGGCTGCTCCCCTTTGCTGCGGTTGATCCTACTAATCCCCTGTTGCGTCGGATGCGTCGCCACGGCTATGGTAGTAGCCTTGGCCAACTCGCGCCCGTGGATCGCGGCCTTGTCCCTCGGCCTGGCATAGTTGCGTCGCTGGAAGGGCGACCACTTCGTCGTCGCATTGCTCATTATGTCCTGAAACTCCACCGCTACCTCGGTCTCCCTGTTGGCGCATCCGCGCTTGGCGGCGCTGGTCGATGCTTCCGCCTCGGGCTTGAACGCCGGCATCAACGTCCGTGCCCTTGGCATGTTGCCTTGGCAGCATATCGCGGCGAACTGGTTGCGAAACCCCTGAGCGAATATATCCTCATACAACCCTATCGGCCCCTCGCCCATGATCCGGTCGAGCACGTTCATGATCTCGGAGCGGTCGTCTATCTCCTGAACGAATGAAGCCTCTATGTTCCATATCTGCCCGGACTCGCCCGTTTTGGCGTTGGACCACTCACCGCCCTGCACCTTCACCTCGACCAACGCGCCCTTGCCGACCAAGGGACTGTTGGCGCGGATGCCCCAACCTCTCATCTGGATGATGTTGGCCGCCTGACACCCGGCCTTGATCTCGTCGTTCGATAGTAGTCTCATCATACCCCCTGTGAGTAGGTGTGTCCCTGCCCCACGAAATGGAACAGGTCCTTTACTTCCGGTTCCTCGCTGTGCATCTCGGCCAATATCTCCTCGACGGTCAAGCCCGATGACTGGGCAACGGCATTCACGTCGATGAGCTTGCCCTTCTCGGAGTCGGTCTTGATGGGCGGGAACTCCCCGAAGCAACGCGCCTGAACCTGGTCGGACTCTAACCCGTGCCGTTCAATCATCTCGTTGATCCATTTTTGGGAGATGCAACCAGGATAGATCGGCCTCTGATGCTGGATGTTGGGATGCTCGCTGGTCTTCCAGTGAATCCTATTGTACTGCTTGTCGGTGAACAAGGCGCGGAAGGGATCGCGCGGCTGGGTGTTGAGCGGGTTGCCCAGCACCACTATCCGCGCCGCCTCGCTGCTTATCAGCCCCTCGGCCGCCTGCGCCAGCGCGTCGGTCATGGCGCTGCCCTCATCGATTACCAGCAAGACCTCGCCGTCGCCGTGCGGGTGGTAGCTGGCGAAAGCCTCGGTGTTCTGGCCGCTGATGCCTATGGCGCACCACTTGGGATGGGCGAGCTGGTCGGGATAGACCTGCAGTGCGCCCAGCTTGCCGCGCCTACCGAACGCCCGGACGTAGTGGCCCAACATGTTGGGGAACAGCACCTTGGACACCTGATCCTCTTTGGCGGACGCCATCAGCACCATGTTGTCGCGTTTGCGCGTCAGCCACCAACAGCCCAAGACGCCTATGGCCACGGACTTGCCCAGGCTGTGCGCTCCCCGGACGACGGTGCGCCGGTGCTCCTTGACCGACAGGATGGTGTCGACCTGCTGCCGGGTCAGCGCCGTGGCCCGCTTGTACTGCTGGTTCTTCTTGCTGCGGGAAAGGACCATCTCCGGCGTGATGTTCATGCCCAACTGCTGGCTGGTGAACAGCTCCAAGTCCTCGATGCGCTCGTCGCCGGGCAGCCACAGGTCGTGCTCCCCTCCCGATGCGTTGACCTTTATTGCCATGTTACTCGAACTTGACCTGGAATTGCTTGCATAAGGCCGCCATCGTCGAGAAGCAGCGGCAAGCCTCTCTGGTGGCCAGAGCGCGAGCGCTTGGGTCTTCTATCGTATCCAAGCTGTCAAGCCCTCTGCGGCCCTCTACGATGAGGAGCTGGACGACTTCGGCTATGTCCAACTGAGTGAAGTGCTTGAGGTCTTTGTGGGCATAGCATAGTTGGCCCTTGCGCCTAACCTTGTTTTTACATATCCCGTTGCCCGTCCGTGAGCATGGTGCTCCGCATATGTTCATCTCTTGTTGCTCTCCTTTAGCATGAGTCCCAGCGTGGCGGTGAAGCGTCGTCTTCGCTCCGGATCGCCCGTTCCTTTGAGCACCTGCTTGATCTTCTCAAGGTGCTTGGGCCTCCATAGATAGTACTCGACGCCCCGGATGCCCAACGACGAGATTACTGCGGCGTATCTGACCTGCTCCGCGCTCCTCTCGCCTTTGTCCGTCTTCAACTCAGCGAAAATCACGCGCGGCTCACGCTGGCTGATGAGCGTTAGGTCGGGATAGCCCACGCCCGAGAGGATGTGGCGCATGTCCCCCTGATGGAAGACCTCCCAGCCGCCCAGCTTGGCTATGGCTATGACGTGCTTCTGAAACGCGGCCTCGCTCTTGAATCTCATGGTTTGTATTTTAGCGAAAGAATCTGTAAGTTTCAACACCATGGGACTATTCAACTCGCTGGGCAACTTCTACTCGCAAGGTGATTACGACTACGACCTGAGCCCCATCGCTTGGGCACCGTTCGCCGACGCCTCGCCGATACCGCCTATAGACGATAACCTCGGGGACTACGACACCAGTAGTCTGGCCGGTCGCCGCTCGAATCTCATTTATGGGTTCATGGCCCGCGACGACAGCCAGGTGGCGTCCGACCTGCTGCTGCTCAAGTCCCCTTTGCTCAGCTCGACGTTCACGCTGGAGGGTGGCGACGAGACGGTCCGCTCCTTCGTCGCCAACGAGTTGGGCCTCGACGACGCTGTCGACCCCAACCCGCGCGCCAACTTCCGCAAGCTGCTCAGGGAAATGCTCACCTCGCTGGAGCATGGCTTCTCGATCCACGAGCTGGCCTATCCGTTCATGGACGGCGCTAACACCCTGTCGACTGAGTTCCGGTGGCAGAACAGTATCGAGGAATTTAACGACGATAGGGGCCACGTCACGAGTGTCGTCCAGCAGGTCAACGACGACAACGACATGCCCCAACAGATAACACTGCTACGCGACCGGCTCTGCTACTTCTCGCCCTACTCCATCGGCGACAGCCACCGCGGCCGCAGCCTGTTGCGCTCCTGTTATCGCCCTTGGTTCGCCAAGCTGCAACTGTTCTACGCCGACCTGCTGGGGACGCGACGGCAACTGATGCCCCTGCCGGTGGGACGCTACGAGGAAGAGGTCTCTCTGGCGGAGCGCAACGTTTTCCGTGGGCTGCTTAGTCGCATGACCTCCCATCAGTCGTCCTACCTGCTGCTGCCCAAGGACCGGCTCGAGCTCGAGTACTTGCAGTCGGCCCGCCCGGAGGTGGACATACTGGGCCGCTTCCGGTACTACAACCTAGAGATCAGCCGCTCGCTGTTCAGCCATATCCTCGACCTGTCTGAAAGTGAAACGGCCAACCGCTCCTTGTCCTCCGACCTCTACGAGATACTGTTCAACGTGCTCGGCTCGCTGCTCGACGAGGTGGTCGATGCCATTAATATTGATATCATAAAGAAGCTGGTGGCCTTCAACTTCGGGGATGCGGCGCCTAGGCCGCTGATGCGGTGGGCCAACCTCGACGCCACCCGCGTCTTTCGCATCGCCGAGCACATCGAGCGCCTCGGGCGCGGTGGCTTCATCGTCCCGGACGACGACCTCGAGGCCCAGCTTAGGGCTGATATGAAGCTCGTGGAGAAGGGCATACCCAGACAGCCGCCAATCGATCAGCCGGACGACCAACCAAACGAGGAATCCGATGACGAACCAACCGAAGAATAAAGACCCAGTCGCCGCGCTGTGGGCCGCCTGCTACAAGGGCGCCGTGGCCGAGATGTCCGAAGAGAGGGACGAAGACCGGCCCATGCCTTTTAGGCCAAGGGAGTACGCCGAGAACACCATCTTCATCTATGGCCCGTTCGTCTCCGAGAGGGTGGGCGATATGATGCGCTATTACGGTGAGTCGAACTACATGACCTACGGCGTGTTCGAGGAGCAGATGGCCCGTGTCACGGGTAACGAGCTGATGCTGCGTATCAACTCGCCGGGTGGCCAGATAGATGAGGCGGCACGCTGCCGGCTGCGCCTGCAGATGTATCAGCAGGAGGGCGGCAGGATCAATGCGCTGGTGGAGGGTATGGACGCCAGCGGATCGACCCTGTTGACGCAGTTGGCCGACCAAAGGCAGATTGCGGACATGGGATCCATGATGATCCACGAGGTGCGATACCCGCTTGATGCGTACGGCTACTACGACGAGAACGGCCTGAAGAAAGTGGCCCAGAAAGCGACCGCGCTGGCCGAATACGTCGTGGAGAAGAACGCCATGATGGCCTCCATCTATGCCGAGTCGACCGGCCTGTCGGTGTTGCAGTGCCGCCGCATGATGACCGCAGAGACCTACATGTCCGCCAGCATGGCTGTTGACAAGGGATTTGCCGATTCTATTTTCAGACCCTAGTCGCCTCGCTTGCGTTGGCGTGGATTGAAACTATCTTTACCGTAAACCCTTTCCCACCAACAAAGGGGAAACCATGAACGAAGAACAGAGGAAGCAAGTAGCCGAAATGCTCGGCATCGCTCCGGAAGAGGTGTCCGTGGATGCCGTCATTGCCGCCTTGGTGGAGTCGCGTCAGGCCAACGATAAGGCCGAGCATGAGGCCGCTTTGGTGCAAGCGCGCGAGAGGCTCAGCAAGCACGCCGAGCGCGGCGCGGTGCCGGTGGCCTCGCTCGATGCCATCATGGATCGGATCGAGAAAGCCGACAGCGCCCAGGCACGCAAACAGCTGGCCGACCAAAACGACGATAGCTGGTGCCTGTTGCCGGACGGCCTGGTCGCGCAGAAAACGAACGGATCGCAAAGAGAAGGCAACGATGATAGCCAAGACGCGGAATCCGTCAGCGGTAAGATCGGCGAACGCGTGGCCGTGCTGGTCAAGGAAGACCCGACCCTCAACCGCGTGGACGCCTACAACCAAGCCGTCGCCGAACTCAAAGACGACGAGCGCAAAGCCTACGAGGCCGAAGAGATCGGTGTGGCCGACTGGCAGAGGGGAACCTAACCCATGGCCCTTGATTCTGGAGTTGTATATGTCAGCTATGCCTCCGGGGGCGCTGCCGCCGCCGCTGAGGCCTTCACCCTCTGCAACATCTCGGCCAACCGCCGCATGATCGCCACGGGCAACAACGCCAAGCCCGACGGTGTCTTCTACGAGGCGCCCCGGGCCGCGGGTGATGTGGTGCCGATTGCCGACTGGAGACACTCGCAGACGGTGCGCGTGGCCGCGGCCGGGGCCATCGCGGACGGTCACTTCGTCCGCGCCAACAACGCCGCTAAGGTCGTATCCGACGGCGCGGCGGCCACCGCCAACAGCATCGGTAGGTGCATCGGTGGCGCGGCCAACGGCGAAGTAGCGCAGATCCTTACCCTCGAACGATAGCGGCCATATAGGAGAATAGACTATGCCAGCCGAAGGCACGACCTATGTAAGTAGGCCACTGAGCGATCTGTCGCTGGCCTACAACAACCCGATGTCCGTGCGTAACGGACCCTTCCCCGTCAAGTACGTGACGAAGAAAAAGAGCAGCGTGTACATCATGCGGCCCGAGAACCTGCGCCACGTCAATACCGGCCCCAGGGCCTACCTCGAGCCGGCCGAACGCAGCCACTGGGTGCCGGAGCCCCACCCCTACAGCCTCGACCACCACAGCCTCTATGACCTGATCGATGTCAACCACGCCATGTTCGATATGGATGAGGTGCTCGACCCGTCCGAAGCGATGACCATGACCATGACGGGGCAACTGATGATCTCGGCTGAGGTCGATGCGCGCGATAAGTGCTTTGCGGCTGGCGCGTTCAACGCTAACTATACCTCTGTGCCGGCTAATAAGTGGGACGCCGACAACGGAGACCCCATCAGCGACCTCAACGACGCGGCACTCCAGGTGCTCATCGGGTGCGGCATGAGGGCCAACGCCGTGCTTCTAGCCGGCAACGTCTGGACGGCGCTGGTGAGCAACCCAAAGATCGTCAACCGCTTCCAGTACGTGCGAGAAGGGGACCTGACGACCGAGCAGTTCGCCGGGCTGTTCACGTGGCTGTCGCCCGAGAACGTCTTCGTCGGTGATATGGTCTTCGATGAAGCAAACGAGGGCGCGGACGCCGATAACGAGCTGATCTGGCAGGATAACTGCCTGGTCTTCCGGAGAGAAGCGGGCATGTCTAACGCCGCGATGAACCAAGCACTGCAGATAGGGTTCGGGCGCTCCTTCGAATACCAGCGTAATCGCTATGTGCGCCAGTACAAGGTCGAGAACCCAGAAGCGGATGCGGTCTATGTGGGGCTGGACTACGACCACAACGTGACCGAACAGAACGCGGGATTCCTGTTCACCGCCGCTGTTAGCTGATAACGCTCCGGCTCGATAAGATACAAGGCCGCGCAATTCTATCTCGATGGTGTCTGGGGAGAGACGTCAGAGGAAGATGGTTGCGCGGCCTTTTTGTATGGAGATGATGACATGGCACTGGCCTTTGGTACGGTCTTCCCATTCCAAAGGGTGACGCTGACGCCTAATGAGCTGGCTACGGGCAGCCTGGCCGATAATCTGGCCACGCCAAGCCTCAGAAGGAAGATGATCACACGGCACGCCGATGAACAACGAGTCTATACGGCCACGATGCTGAAGAGAGGGCGAAACGTGATCGACTTCGTCGGGATCGTGGGCTGTAACCTGCTGGGAGACGCGACGGTGATGCTGCTCAACAATAACAGGATCATCGAAACGCTCATCCTGACGGTCGATGACTCAAGGCGCGTCTTTGTGGCTACGGTCCGGACGAGGAGCGCTGTCGATGAGGTGCGTATCGCGTTCCCGCAAACGGATGAGGGGGGACGGCTGGAGTGCGCCCGAGTGGTGACGGGGAGGCTGGTGGAGCTGAACGCACAACCGGCACGCGTCAATGTGTTTAACTCGCTGCTGGGCTTCGCGCCGACAAGGGAAGGGCTGCAGGATGGAGCCGCCGCCATCGGGGTCTGGAGAACGATGCAGATACAGTGGGAGAAGCTCAGGGATGGACAGCGCGATGAGATTGAAACGGTGGTGCTCGAAGCAGGCGAATATGGGACGGTGATGGTCAATGATGACGATGTGTGGATCTATGGGCAACTGGGGGGAGGACAGGAAGGAGGAGGGGGACTCAATATTGCCGAAGAGAGGTTCTCCAAGCTGATTAATGCGTCCCTGACGATACGAGAAACGCTGGTGGTGTAACCGAGAAGGCCGACAAGGCAAGGGATACCACGGCAACAGATGCGACGGTTGACGCCATGCGTGATGCCTTGACTTGATGGAGACTGTCAAGTATAATTGGTTCGGGTTGGTGGCGACGACGACGGGACGCGTTTAGGGCTTCACTTCCGATAAATTTTTTTCTGACCCGATTTCAGCAATGCTCCGCTCCGCCATGCTCCCGCGTGCTCCCTCTCTTTAAATCCCGTGCTCCCGTTTTAGTTTCCCGCTGCGCCGCGTCTGTTTCTCGCCTGAGCGCAGTGCCACGCTACCGTTGACATTCTTTGCAAAATCACCGATGGCACGAGCCGCTGAAGCCCTCTCCAAAACTTTACTATGAGAAATTTTTTTGACGCGATCATGGCAAATCTGCGTTGATTTCTCGTCTCTCCAAAAATTCCGACAGAAATTTTTTTTGACGCGATTTCTCGTCAAATTTGAACGGTTTTCAAGGCTCTCCGTCGCGAAAACAAGGCTCTCCGTCAAGATTTCACGACGCTCAGCCCCGATTTCGAGGCAAATGATGTGAAAATTGGAAATTGGAGGAGCGTGTAAGCATTTTCCATCAGCGCAGCGCCACATCACCGCCGACTCTCCTTGCAACTGCACCGATGGCGCGAGCCGCTGAAGCCCTCCCGCGAGCCAGCATTACCGCTAAGCCCGTAGGGCACACATCACACGTCGGCGCAGCGGCAAAAGAAGCCCCATCGGGGTGGGGGGAGCAGCGGACGGGGAGGAGGGGAAGGGAAGGGGGAGCAGCGGACTGGGGGGGTGGCCCCCCCGAGAAACGGACAGGAACGCTCGGCAAAGCAAAACCCACACAATCGCAGGAGGCCGAACGCGAGGGGACGGGGGGGGGCAGAGACGGACCCAGCGACCAAGACGGGGCCTCAAGCTGGCAACTCAGGAGCGGGCGGCCAACGCAGCCATCACCGTAAGGAGAGGAGGCGACCACCGTTAGGCATGCACAACAACAGCCCGACGCCGACGCAGACGGACACAGCGCAAAACAACGAACGAGAGGCCGCCACGACCCCACCGTGACCGCAGATCGAACAGTGCCGCCCTTCGGTGCGGAGAGGAAGGACAGGCCGAGCGGGGGAGCGAGCGAAGGCCGAACAGCGCACGGGGCGGGCTGGGACGCACACGGCCCGTCAACCGACGCAGCAGAGCCGCTACAGAATGACGCGGGAAACCAGCGACGATGAGCTGACGATACCGAGACAGGGCAGACGGCACACACCGGACAAGCACACGACGCGCAGACCCCCGCGAACAACATCCAAGCCAGTATCGCGTACGCTCCCGTCACATCGCTGGTGAGCACACGGCCCATCAGAAGAGCACGGGGGGGGGCGAGCAGCGGACGGGGAGGTACCCGGGGGGATGGGGGAGCAGCGCAGTTGGGTGGGCGACAGCCCCCGGACAGGGCGGCCAAGAGAACCGCTATCATACCGACGCGTCAGCCGCCCCCAGCGAAGGCCCGCGAAGCGCTGCCGCAGCGGCGCCTGAGTCCACCCAGCCAACTACTACGATTGCCCCAGCGAAGGCCCGCGAAGCGCTGCCGCAGCGGCGTCTGAGTCCACCCAGCCAACTACGACGAGCGCCCAAGAGACTACCCCCCGGACAAGGCGGCCAAAACAACCGCTATCATACCGAACCGTCAGCCGCCCGCTAAGGAGGCCACCGCGCACTACACAAGGCCAAGGCCCCAGCCATCACACGACGGGCCGAGCGGCTAAGGCGGAGCGCAGGAGACCGGGCCCCAAGCCACTGGCCTACCCGCCACGACCAAGACAGAGAACAAAGCCACTGTGCTCCCATGCTCCCACCATCACCACCACCACGACAGAAGGGGTCGGGGGCACAAGACTAGGAAGGGTGGGCAGAAAGGCGAGCCAGCACCACCGCCAAGCCCGTAGGGCCAAGAGGACCGTTGGCGCAGCCTGTCTCGACGCCGCAGCCCACCCAGCCAATTACGACGATTCCCGCCGTTGGAGCGCCGCCCCTCGCCCCCGTACAGCCCGTAGGGCCGACCAGCCCGTCAGCGGCAAGGGCCGCACCACCCGAGCCGCGACGGGATATAGGCGCAACGGAGGTAGGACAACGCCAAGGCAACACACGACGGGCGCTAAGGCCAAGGCGGAGCGTAGGAGACCGGGCCGCAGTCCACTACCCTACCAGCCACGACCAAGACAAAGAACAAAGTCGCCACGGCTCCAAGCCGCCATCGCCACCACCACCACGACCGAAGGGGCCGGGGGCACAAGACTAGGAAGGGTGGGCAGGACGGCGAGCCAGCATCACCGACAAGCCCGTACGGGCCAAAACAACCGTCAGCGCAGCCCTCATTGCCCATCGGCCCGATGAGAACGCAGCAATGCCGGGCGGCGATGGGGGGAAGGAGGGCCGGGGAGGCCAGCGGCCCCGTTCCGACGCACGAGGGCGGCGCTGGGGGGAAACGGGAAAGGGGAGCGCGGCCCGCTAAGCTCACACCGTTAGAGTGCCGCCCCCTACCCCCGTACAGCCCGTAGGGCCTACTAGGCCGTCAGCGGCAAGGGGCGCACCACCCGAGCCGCGACGGGATATAGGCGCAACGGAGGTAGGACAAGGCCAAGGCAACAGACGACGGGCGCTAAGGCCAAGGCGGAGCGCAGGAGACCGGGCCCCAGTCCACTACCCTACCAGCCACGACCAAGACAAAGCGACCAGCACAGCCGCTTAGGCTCTCTTCCTTCGCCGGACGAAGAGGCAGCAGGGGAAGGGGGCACAAGACTAGGAAGGGCGGGCAGGACGGCGAGCCAGCATCACCGATAAGCCCGTACGGGCCAAAACAACCGGCAGCGCAGCCTCTTGATACGAGCCGCTGTACGCCATTCTAAGCGCCGATCTGGCCAATAGGCCCAGCAACAAGGCCTATGCGCCGATCTCACAGGGACGCCCCCAATACGCTCCCAGTAGCGCCGATTCTCCAAGCCCCTTCACCACAAGCTCTCTGGTAGGTCTGGATTACAGGCCCCTTACTCCGCCCCGTACGGGACTATTGCTGTCGAGGGATATGGAACAAGCCCCCGTCGAGTCGGGCATAATAGCGCCGCTTATCCACATCACTATCCACGTATCCACGCCGCTGGTTAG